AAGCAAATCAAACAAGTCCAAAATATTATATACTTTTACCAATACCTCAAAATGTAAGTGATAGCATTTCTGTAACTTGGGGAGATGATAATCTAAATCCAGTAGACGCTGCTCTCATACCACTTGCTTCTAAAGCAGTCGAGGGAAAAATTCCAACTTTAAAAGATGCACAATCCGCATTAGAAAATATTGCAAATATAACACCTGAAACTAAAACTGCATTATCAAAATATTTTGCTGGGGCAGCAGTTAATGCTCTCGGATCAAATGTTAGTGCGACTAGTCTTCTTACAAGAACAACTGGAAAAGTTTTAAACTCAAATTTAGAACTTCTGTTTAGTGGTGTAAATCTTCGTACCTTTTCATTTGCATTTGATATGGCACCAAGATCTAATAATGAGGCACAAGAAGTTAAGCAAATAATTAGAACATTTAAAAAAACTATGTCTGCTAAAAATGGTGGAGGTGGTTCTGGTGATAATCCCAATTCAGGTTTGTTTATTGATTCTCCAAGTGTTTATCAATTAACTTATAGAAGTGGAAGAGAAAAGCATCCATTCTTAAATACTTTTAAGCCTTGTGCTCTGACTGATATTGGTGTTAATTATACTGCATCTGGAACTTATGCAACTTATGATGATGGATCACCAGTTCATTTACAGATGTCATTAACATTTAAGGAACTTAATCCTGTTTATAATGAAGATTATGAAGATGAATATTCAGTACAAGGAGTTGGATACTAATGTCTTATTTTAGAGAACTTCCAGATTTAGAATATCAATCAATACTACCTCATAAAAACTCTTCTAGAGAATATGTGAGAGTTAAGAATCTTTTTCGTAGAGTTAAACTTCTAGATTGGTTACAGGATAAGGCAACTCTGTTTAATAAATTTCAAATTCCAGAAGGAGCAAGACCTGATATTGTTGCCGAATTAGTTTATGGTCGTCAAGATTATGATTGGGTGGTATTACTTACAGCAAATATTATAAATGTAAGAGATCAATGGCCTCTCTCAAATCGTGATCTATACATTTATGCAGAAAACAAATATACAATTCAAGATCTAAATGACATTCATCATTATGAGACAATTGAAGTTAAAGATCAAAAAGGAAGATTAATTCTTGAAAAGGGGCAAATTGTTGATTCAAACTTTAAAATTGTAGTTTCACATAATTCCACATATACTAGTGTTGGTGCAAATGAGAATATTAAGTTTGCACCCGATTCAACTGGTGAAATAAACCCAGTCATAGGTGTCACAAACTATGAATATGAAGTTAATAAAAATGAAGACAAGAGAAGCATTTATATTTTAAGACAAGGATATCTGCAACAATTTATAAATGATATGAGAGAAATTATGAATTATGGTAAGAGTTCTCAATATGTGGATCCAAAATTAATTCGTACCGAGAACACTCGTCTTATCGGACCATAAACACTTCAAGTTCTTATCAAACATCATTACATATCTGTGTTTGCGGGAGCGATATTTCCATTCTCCTTTGGCACCTTTGATTTTTCCACGAGAGTGTTTAGTTCCATCTGCATAATAGAAATCTTTCTTTGCATCTGTAAGACCGTAATATTGGAAATTACAAGCGCGATAGATTGTACCAGAATGAAAATCGCTATCAGCATAAGAGATGATTGCTTTAACTTCTGTGTCTTTTCTAAATTGTCTAATCGCTTTTGAAACAAACCAAGAAGTGATATTATACTCGCTCTGTTGAGTTTGTGGATGAATGCAGAGTCTTGAGAGTTCATAAATCCCATCCTGTTGATTTCTTTCTAGACCAAATGCGCCAACTGCAATTTCTGGTACTGGCAACCCAGTAAAAATTATTACGCCAACAGGTCCTCCTATATTTAACGAAGAGAACTCATTCTTCTTAAAGATGCCGTAATTATAACCCGATTTATATCCCTTTGAGAAATCTTTAAGATAATGATAAGTCAATAAGAGATCTTCTGCTTGTTTTTTGGAGATCCTGTCAATATAAAAATCTGATTTCATAAAAAAAAGGAGGAGACCCTTGACCTCCTCCATATTATAGCACAGAATTTATTCTGCCAACTTTGCGAAATATGACAAAGTATCATCGTCATCATCCTCAACCACCGCAGCAGCACGACGGCTGGGTTTTAGAGAACTCAATTCAGAACGAAGGTCCTCATCCAGATCCTTTGCAGAACCACGAGAATTATCTTCACTCTCAACTTCTTCATCTTGGCGAACAGACTTGGATCCTAGAACAGAATCAAGACGCCTCTTCAGTTCATCATAAGACTTGAACTGATCTGGAGCAACGAGTTCGGAAAGAGAATACTGCTTCTTCCAGAGTGCTTCCATCGCATCATCATCTTCTAGAAGAGCACCAGGTTTTGCGAACTCACTTGAATCATAATTACGATAACCAGCAACATTCTTTGCTTTCAGTTTGAAATTAGCACCCTGCCAGAAATCAAACGGATCAATTGCTTCTTCATCCTCAAACTCTGGTTGCATCGCAGCAGTTAGTTTATCAAAGATTTTCTTACCGAACTTATAGAGAAATACTCTACCTTCATTTTCGGGATTTGTAGGGTCTTTGACAACATAAATGTTAGAAGTATAAGTCAGTTTGCGTTTCTGTTTGCGAGCAATATCTTTACCAGCATCTGTACCGTTGTTCCACAGTTGAGAGTTTAGTTCTGATACTGGATCTTTTTCACCGAATGTAGTCCTGGAATTTTCTATAAACCATCCCCCAGTGCCTTGAAATGCGTGAGAATAGAGCTTTACGAACGGTAGGTCTTCACCATCAGGAGCAGGTAGGAAGCGGATAACAGCGTATCCATTATTTGCCTTGTCGCATTCTAGTTTCCAGAAGCGTTCATCAGCAGAAGAACCAGAAGTATTCATCTTCTCTACTTCTTTAACAAGTTTGGCAGTTAAATTACCAAGTTTGGATTGTTTTTTAAGATCTTGAAATGACATTTAGATTAATTAGATAAATTGGATTTACTTGTATATTATAGCAAAGATTCTCTCAACCGTCAATATATTGTTTGAGAGATTCAATCGTTTTAGTCATACTACCGAATAAGAAACTCATATCAGTATCTGGTGGGAATCCCATCAAAACAACTGACTTACGAAGATTCTCCTTCATCTCAATCGCTTTTGGATCATCAGAAAGAGATAGGCGAGTATACATCACTCTTTGCTTTTCTAGCAAGAGAGTCAGTTTCTCAATATGTTCTATTTTAGTTTCACGGTCCATCATACCAAAAGAAAGAATACTTCCGTATATTTCTTCTTGAAGGTGATTAATTTCTTTTAGTTCGTCCTGAATAATATCAGAATCAAAAAAACTACTCATTTACAATTTCTCGTAATATTTTACGGTAAGAGAACACATCTATATGTATAAATGGTTCATACTTTGATAATTTTAAACTTACTGCTTCCCATACTGGATCTAAAAGTTTCTTATCAAAGTTTTTTGCGAAAGAAAATATTTTGTTGTAGATTACGAATGCCTCTAAAGAGAGTTTTCCTCCCAGATATCTTTTGAGGACAATCGGGTGTCCCTTGGAGCAGTTGAAAACATCCTCTAATTTTGTCTCCGAGAACAATTCGGTTGATTGCTCCTTGAATAAGTAAGTCAAACTCTGCTGTCGCCGCATCCATTCTGCGTATGTTCTTTCGCCAGAATTTATAATCTGTCCGATCCATAAACTGCTCGGGTTGTCCGTTGATACGAAGTTTGCTACTAAAAAATCTACAATCTCTTTGTCATTATATTTTCTTGAGGATTTCTCAAAAAAATATTTATCTTTTCGGGCATTAAAAGATGTTACAGAAGCACGAACTTTTTTATTATACTTAAAATAATCATATTTTGGGTTAGAAAAATGACTTTTTAACGCAAGATATTCACAATAAACTTGAAATGGTGCCATCAGATAGGCAGTTTTGCCCGTGAGGTACGCTTCATAAAGTTTAGCCCGATGGCATCGTACTTCAATCTTTCTTTAAGTGGCTTGGAGACTAATTTAGCAATTGAATCAACTTCTATATTATTGAGGTCGCAATAATGGCAAATTGCATCAATATAATTGCAGTTTTCTTCTGCAACAATCTTTTCGACTTCCAAAGAAAACTTTGAGGGTGTTAGAAACTTATCTTCTATTGCCTGTTCTAATTCTTTACTTGGTTCCATATTTTCTATATTAAGTTCTAAAAGATTTTCTAAAGGATTTCCCATATGATTAGGCAATATACTATGTATTATAACTTAAATTAATGTAATAGTCAAGCAGATATAAGTTCCAGACGATCATTCACAAACTTTTTGATATACTTAACGACCAGCTTCATATACTTATCCAAATCTCTTTCTTCATAGAGAACACACTCACCATCCTCACACGCCATAATGATGACGAGTTTCTTAATGGGAGTTCCAGTCATCTCATAATATGCCATACCATAAAACATCGCCTGAACGAAGTAATTCTCAATCCAATCTCTTGGCTTTTTCTTTTTAGAAGTCTTAAAGTCAACTACGGCAAGTTCTCCATCGTGTTCCGCAATACAATCAGTTGTTCCAGCGACACCAAGTTGTTTGCTATAAAGTGGTCCTTCTAGACAATGAATATTATCAATCTTATTCAGTTCTGTTTTTGCAATCTTAAAGAGAAACTCTGAAAGAGGTTGTACTTCGGGAAGATCTTTATTGTAAAGATAATTTTCGGTTAAAGTATGCATATCTGTTCCACGACTTGTTGCAGCCTTGGTGATCTTATCTGCTTCTACATCTCCAACTCTTTTACGCCACTTAACAAAAATTTCCTTGTTAAAATGACTTGTAATAGAAGTAATAGAAACTAATTTGAGAAGTTGATCCTCATCCGGAACATCATAATAACGAATTCCGTCTATAGTCTGACGCTCCAACTTTGGGAGACTCACATCAATATGATTAAACATTAAAATCCAGATTCCGTTTTTGCAATAAGATACTCACGAACTGTTCCGGAACGGACAATATCATCAATACCAAACTCTATTATATCAAAAGAAGGCATTTTACGCAAGACAGTCATAAAATCTACAATACCATTACGCTCATTTGTTTTTACAAGATCTGATTGACTTGCATCTCCACAGAAACAAATCTTTGTATTTTCACCAACACGAGTGATAATAGAATCAAGTTCGTGAAAATTTAAATTGGCAAACTCATCTACAATAATAATACAGTTATCTAATGTAACACCACGAATAAAAGAAGTGGACCAAAACTTAATAGTCTCTTGCGACTTTAAGTTTCCGTAGAGCATCTCAAAGTCAACATCACTAGGCATTTGGAACATATACTTCACCATATTCTTATAAGGAATCTGGTAAATATCTGCCTTATCATCGTGATCGCCAGGAAGAAATCCAATTTCTCTTGTGGCAACTAATGAGCGAACAAGATATATTCTCTCATAAGGTGTTTTTTCATCTAAAACATCACAGAGAGCATTATATAAGGTGACGAAGGTCTTGCCAGTGCCAGCACAACCATAAGCAACGATGTGCTTACCTTCAGCATAAGAATCAAAGAGTTTTTTTTGATTCTCTGTAAGAGGTTCAATATCAACCAAATATTCAGCACTTAAAGGTTTTTTTCTTTTTGTCTGTTTAGTAGTCAGACCAACACCGATTGGTTGGTCGGTTCTTTTTCTTCTTGCCATTAGATTTTTTTCACACGAGATCCAGGTGCAGTGCTAGCTTTTTCTAGAATTGAGTTCCATCCGGGCTTAGATTTAATAAGTTTGTCCTTCCATTCTCCCGCTTCACCAGGAGATGCACATCCCTCGCTCCAATCACGGGACCATTCAGGATTATCTTGATACCATTTCATAATGTCGTTGACACTCATCTCAACTTCTTTCTTCTCACCAGTTTCTTTATGAATAATAGGATAAATTGCCATAGATTTTAATAATGTGTAATAATATTTATTCTAGTGTAATAGAAGGAGCATCGTCGCATTCAATACAATTAATGCACTCATCAATATCTGGATTTTCTTTTAAGTACTTCTGGAAATCTTCTTCAGTTACAAAAACCTTAAAGATATTTCCAGTAATATGGTCTTTTACGCAATAAGATTTCATAAGTCTTTAAGGACTCAACCGCGCACGATACAATCTTTTTTCTTCGTAATAACTAAAGATTTCAGGAACCCATTCTTTCATTATGGGGGAAATTGCGTGACATAATGCCTGGATTTCTACTTGAGCGTCTAACTTTGCACGAAGGTCCAGGAAGTGTAGTGCGGCACGAAGAGAGGCAGTAAATACAAAGTTCTGGCGAATGTTTTGTGGAAGATAATCACGAAGATGTTCCTCTGCCATACCACGCTTCTCATAACCC